AACTTCCCTTTTTCTTTTTTTTGTCATATTTGTCAACATCCAAGAAATTGACAATGTTGGCTTTAACAAACTCTTTAGACTTCATTCCTTTGACTCTCGCCTTACCAAACAGTTGTTTACGCATGGTGTTCACATTACACAGATTAATTTTAACATCCATCTTTTCAGAAAGAATATACTCAAAAACGGCGTTGAATCTTGCCAATTTGATGATGGTTTGTTGCGTAGTACGACCACCCATAAACCCGCTCAATGCGGCTTCCATATTAACTGATTTGATACTATCGTAATATTTGGTTGATTCCAAAAACTTTAAAACAAAAAAAGACTTCTCTTTGGAAGTCTCTAAATGTGATATGTCTAAAAATCCAGCACTAACGATCTTACCATCTTCTGAAAACGCCCATCCAACGGTAGATGTACTAGCATCTAATCCTAATGTCATAACTTATTTATTTATTTTTATGGACGGTATCTATTGGTATTACCAACACGATACAATCCCGATGTATTCAAAGCTTTATCAGTGAAATTTTCACGACGACTTGTGTTCATACCCGTAGTAAATCCCGGTTCAATGGTTAAAGTCTTTGACAATTGAGTGTAACCATATGGTGATTGTACACCCTGAATCATGGTGTTTGTACCAGCTTTCTTTGCATCAAACGCACCACCAGTACGGTCTGAAGAATATCTTGATTCAAGATTTTTGGTTAATGACGTTCTTTCAATTGAATTTGCCATAATTTAATATATGTTTACTATAAATATGTTTATACATCCCATTTAATCAAAAAATTTAGTGGGTATTCACCACTGTTTTTGATTGGAGATGATAACTTAGCTACGGCTACAAGATCTGATCCTGTATATAAACCAATAGTTGTAATGTATGGTGCTAAATATGAACCGGTGACATCCAAAGATGCACTATCTTGATAATTTAAGAAATCTGGTTTAACCGTTGGAATTCCATTTGTATTCGTATATTTTGATGTTTTTGAAGTAATATATGCAACAACGTCAGAAAGAGTCTTACGTGTTGAAAATGGATTGATTAGTCGAGTATAATCATTAATACCCAACGATCCAATAAAGAACTTCCACAAGATCTTTGCATCCTGAATAGAAACTTTTCCATCGCCATCAAAATCAAATTGTGACTCCAATCTGAATAATGTTGGTTTAAACGTAGCATATTGTTGTTTTAATGTATATTGACCATATTCATAATATGTTGTATAGTATTCAAACAAACTACGTTCCGAATCAGATTCAATAACATATTCGTCCCAGAAAGTAGAATCTTGATCAAAATTTGGATTTCCCGGTGTATTGATATCAACGATGTACAATAAAATCAAATTAATATCTCTAAAATCAACATCTCCGCTACCCAACAAGTTAAATGGTGGGTTAGTAACATTCAATGCAGTTGGATTGGTACTAACATTAAATTCACCAGAGTCAACTACACAAATCACGGATTTTTCATTAATTGTATATTTGCTACTATAATCTATGGTGTATTTGTACTCGTAAGTATCGTTTGTAGACAACACATTTGTAAATTGGGATCCGGTATTTGAAAAAACAATTTCACCATTCTTGTAAAAAATATTTCCAGCATGATAATCTGTTCTCAATGAACTCAATGTAGAAATATATGCATGTCCTTTCATGTTTTGTAATACAGATTGTGGTACAAGTGGTGTCACCACAAACGAATTACTTGAAGTAAAGTCTGTCAAAATCAACGGCGATCCAATCACAATCCCGGTATCACTAATAGCTACATCATATCCATATGACATGTATGGATATCCAATTGATTTCTTTTTGTAATCATAAGTCACAGGTATAACAGATGATCCAGTCCTCTCTAACAAAATAAACTGTCCATTTAAGACATGCGTATCATCATATGATTGACTAATAGAACTAGATATGTTGGCTTTAACCGCCAAGTCATTGCTTGATGATACACACCCTACAATAATATTGTTGTTAAATGTATCAACAGAAATTCCTAGTTTATTCTGTTTAATTGTGTTTACATCACCAATATACTTCTCAACCAAATCCCAATATACTTGTCCACTATCAGCATAAATTCCATTTGCTTCAGGTGTGTTTACTGGACATTCTGTCTTTTTATAGATATATACAGCGCCTCTATCATACTGTGTTGTGGATCCACTGAATTCATAATAACTGGCATCATATGGAGCACCAATTACAATTGTATCACCATTAATTTGAATATCCGAACCAAACCCATCATATGACTTTTTGACATAATTATAAGAATTAACATCGTCAAATGGAACTTTTTGAGAACCGGTAATAGATGAAAACGTATGTGTTAATGACCAACCACCTGACGCACTTTCATACAAATATACTTTGGGGTTTTCTATAGAAACATCTTCAGAAACCAAAACTGAATTTGTTCCTGATTTATCAATTCGAACTATAGATCCAAAACTATTTCCTACTGTAGGAGAAGTAATATATGTGGTTGGTGATGCTGGAATTGATACACTATTAGATCCCGTAGTGTAACTATAAAAGTATACACGATCATATGCATTTGCACTTATTGCAATATAATTTTTATTAACCGCAACGGAATGTCCAAATGTATTGTATGATGTGTTTATGGGAGATACTATCTTTGATACACTCAACAATGATGCCGACAAAGAATACGCAACCGATGATGATGGATTCAATAAATATACATCTGTTAAACTATTATGTGAATATGACGTACCATCATACGATCCACTAAAATATTCATCACCGACCACAAAAATATTGTTATACAAATCAAATGACAATCCATATCCATCTTTAATAACATTACCGCTCGTTCCACCACTACCACCACTACCACCTGTGCCTCCTGTACCAGACGTACCATACGCCTTCATAGACTGTGCAGTTCCATAATAAGTATAAATCCCTTGTGAAGCATTAAATCGATAAAGATCAATACTACCCGTACCCTCTTGAGATGCATATTGTGGATTTGGATTTCCTATAGCTGCAAATTTACCATGGGCTTCTACCTTATATCCAAATAGTGTTACAGGTCCAATCGTTCCATTATTCATAAATCAATTCACAATGCTGAAGTTAAATCCACATAATTGATGAAATGTGTACCATCTACATATAAGTTTCCGTAGGTATCATCAAAAAATGTATAGACTTTATCCTTCGAATAATCAACAATCACAACTGAATCTCTTAAAATAGAATCACCAAAATAAATTCTTGGCAATGTTATTCTAATACAACTATTCTGAAGAATCTTAATAACCTTATCGGTATCAGTAGTTTCTAATCCAAAATTTTGTGCAATATTATCATTGTAATATGCGTTTTTAACCACCTGATACACCAACCGTTTATATGTGCCATTTTCATTTTGTTCGTCTGCAGTGACACCATACAACGCAGCTGATGCTGAATCATAAAAGTTGTAACTGCTGCTTACAAAATATCCCTCTTCCACCGTTTGGACCGAACTGATTGAATTCAGTGACCACGATTTGTTTGATACAAACGGCGTATTAAATATTTCATTCGTTTGAATGGGCTTGATCATCTTCTATTATAAGTATAATCCAACAATAGATTTGATCACAATCCGATTGGATTTTAGATTAAACGATTAAAAATCAAGTCGTACTTTAACCAAAAGTTCATTTGAAAATGTCTTTTGAGAAGGTCTACTTAATTTGGCGATTGCAACCAACTCGTTATTTCCATTGTACAAGCCAACAGATGTAGGATAAACCTTCGGATCAGTCAAAAAGTCTGTTTGCTTGATATCACCACGTTGATGAATCTCTAATGTTACAGGATCTTGTACCGATGTTTGATATGAGAACGTAGGATTATTGGTATAGTTAAAATCACGGTTTTTAACACGTACAAAATAATGTCTAGATGGTACATACTCGCTTCGTCTAAGTCTCATATTGTCATCAGACGCTCTAATAGCATTATATACAGCTTCTTTAAACAACTGGTTGTTCAAATATGTACCAGACGCAGGTGCATTTGTTCTTGCGTTATTAAGTGTATTTACAGACGGAATAGTAATGTTTGCATTAGAGGAAGCATCTCCTCCTCCAGCGGAAGTCATCAAAACATTATTTAAAAACTCACAATTCAAAACCACTGTACCCGATTTTGGAAATATAATACCTACTCCAGTGTTTGGATGATATTGTGCAACTGATTTTGCGCCGGTGTAATTTGATGTTCCAGTTAACAATCCGGTTGCATTACCTGAATAATCATTGTATGTTGCTTCTCCGGTAGTTTCGTCATAATTACCTAAAATCAAATTGTAATATGTAGATGAACCACTACTTTGATTTGTAATACTAGAATCATCAATCAAACGAACATACTGACCGCTTACATCATTTTCCAAAGTTATTTGAAATTGTCCAGCATCAATTCCATCTCTAATCTTTTGAGAATTATAAGATAAAACAATAAAGTCTGTACTTAACGATACACTAGAAACCGTAGTTGAACCAATAGCTTGTGACTTCACTGAAAAAGTTTCACCATTATTAAGAGAATTTACATATTGTGTATAAATTGCCTTAGTAGGTGCTGCTTGAATGTTTGTATATTCATCATAACTAACACCAAATCCATTAATATTGCCATAAGCAACACTTAAAATAACGTCGTTAGAACTTGATGTAGCAGAAACGCTAGGATATACATCCAAATAGTAATAACCATTATATAAGTCAAATCTATTTGATCCGGAGATTACTGCTTGCAAACTACCTGTTGCAACCTGATTTTGGACTTGATATACGGAACCGTTATTGAAAATTCCGGTTGATACTTTTGTAGATCTTCCTACGACAATATCAGACTGTTCAAATTGTTTATAGATCATATGTTAGGAAATTCTTACAGTAACAGGGATAACAACCGTTCCACCGCTTTCATTACCGACCACGGTAATTGTAGCAGATGTTGTAACTGTTAATGATGTATTTGGCACAAACTTAAATCGATTACCAACAACCACTTGGGAACTAGTACTAATCAAATCATTGGCAAACGATGGAACAGTACTTGTAGTAGTATTTGCAGCATTTGTTTGATCAACGATCAACGTACCAATTTTCTTATTAGACAAAATAGCAGTATATCCAAGTGTAAGGTTATATGCTGGATTAGTCGTTGGTGAAATCACATTATCAGATTTATTATCTTTTTGAACGTCAATTGATTGAATATTCAAACTAATGACTGGAATTGATGTTACGCCTTGTGCGAGAGTAACCAATTTATATTTCATTGACTGAGTTTCATCAGACAGTGGTTGAAATACAGGTGTATTTCTAATAGCAATATCATAATATGCACTACCCTGTGGATGGTTTGGATTGTACAAACTATAGTCAACTTCATCATCTGCCAATGCAAATGACGTAATATTTAGATTGCCAGTCTGAGCAAGAAGTTCTCTCCCTCTTTTCGTAAGGACCGCATCCACAGTAATTGATTTGTTATCGACGTATGCCATATATGTGTTTGTTTATAAGTATTGTTTTAACTGTCTTTTTGTTTATTATTTTTTATTGAACTGTCAAAACTCCGTTATTTCCTGTAGAGACAGATGTGTTGGTTATTACCGTACTTACTATTGGTAAACTTTTATCTGGATTTCCACAACTATCTACAGTATAGTTACTGGTTTGTTTTGATTTAACAAAATATCCATATTTAACACTATCATTAGCAATTACCTTAAATAAATCCCAACGAATCGGATTGTGTCTAGTTCCCAAAAAGTTTTGTGTCGATCCACGAAATGGATTTCCTATCGTATATGAATACAAATCATACGTTTTCTTTGGTGTAACAACTAGTTTATTTAAAATTTTAGTATAAGACACGACAGAATTATTGGTTCCATATTCCGATACAGATGAACTAAATGGAATCATCCAAGTAAAATGTGGTACAGATTCAGATACATCATTACTTCTATAGGTAGCGTCAAATGATCCGTTAATAACATTAGTATCAAAATACATAATACCATAATCAGTACCAGTGTATAATTCACTATTTACCCACAATTCTTCATAAGATGTCACATCGTTAATATAAGAATATCCTCCTTGAAAATTCTGAAAATTATTATTGAGGATTAACGAACCAGTCTGTGGGAATATTAAGATTGGTTTCTTATCCACAAACTGTTGATAAGAACTTGAATTTTCTGTTTGGATTTGATCATTTCTGTATACAGTAATATTTGCAGCCGAACACGAATTTATCAAATGAGTCAATTCAAATGACTCTTCGTTAATAGAAACTTCAATTGGTTTAGATGGAAATTTAATTCTCTCCAAAATTGTTGGTTCAATTAAAATACCCGACAACAAAATATTACGAGCAGCAATAACATTACGAATTGATTCAAAAATACTTGAATCAAAATACAATTTATAAATACTCGTAAATTCTTGATAAAGAATACGTCCACTGTATGTTGGTGATCCAGAAGAATAATACGCTGCACGCATGTCTTCAAGAAGTGAGTAACTTGACGAAAACTCTTGACGTGGGTCTCCCAACTCACTCAATACATTTGTATCGCCAAAATATCTTAAAATCTCTTCGTTCTTACTAGATACCGGAGACATAAACACACCAATTAAAGGAGAATCAGTATCATTGTCAAACGATGTGCTCTTATCAAACGGAGTTAAAGCAGATAAATTTTGATGATTTTTAATTGAAATCTTATTGTTCCATAACAGATTTGGACCATAGCCAGATAATCTATATGATTGATTAACATTATATTGAATAAAGTTATAAGGAAATGCAGATGATGATTCTCCTAAACATATATTTGCGTATGGATACAATGAACTGGTTGGGTAATTTCCAGAATACATTGATCGAATAACTAATGTGTCATCATATAAATCCGGATTATTTTCCAAAGAACTATATGTTGTATCCGAACTAACATCTTTACTTGGAATATTATATAGATAACATGTTAATGTTCCAGTGATTGATTCATATTGATACGTTTGAAGTGACGTACTTAACGATCTAGGATAATTGTAAGCTAAACGTAAATATAAATTGTTTCTAATATCGTTATAATTTGATTCATAATACGAATCGAAGTTATTTGCATGTTCCTTAAAGTTATTGTCAGTTATAGGAACCGTCCACAAATTCAATTTATCAATCGATCCGCTAAATTGTGTAGAACCCAATTTTAAAAACGGTAATGTTCCATCGGTAAATGATACGTTCTGATCATATTCAAATATATCAGATGTAATTGAACGCAACCTATTATCACCTTCTTCATTGATTTCAACAAATAAATCATATTTCGTTGGTATTTCATTGACATCCAATGAACCAGTATACAACGATGATGGATCGTTTTTACGAACCATAACACTATAAACATTTCCATCAAATATTGGCAATAAGTCAGAAGAAAGTTCAGAGTCACCAATTTTAAATATAATTTTACCATTATTACTTAACGACTCTTTATAGGCATAAATTCTATAATCATACTGTGAGGATGAGTCTGGAAACTTTCTTAATAAATCAATTTGACTTTGTTGAGCATAAGTCTTGCTGTAATTGTTACTAAATGCAAACTTAAATTCAACTGTTTGCACCGAACTTGTATACGGTGTTAAAACATATGACTGAGTTGACATATTCAACAAATAAGAGTGTTTATCGAATGTGTACAATGATTGTGATACGTCTGAATATGCACCAAATTCACGAACGTTAATAATATTTGTTGGCACTCCATAACACGCCAACAACAATTTAACGCCCTCAACTGTACCTTTAGCTTTCAATATCGCAGGTAAACTATTTAAAATTCTATTGTTAATGATATTTGTTTTATCAGAAACCGAAGCATAATTTGTTCCTGCAATATAGTTACTATCCAAGTTAACATCATTTACTGACGATTGCATTTTCCATCCAAATGATGCCAACATACCATCCAAAATATTATTTGGAATGAAAGTATCCGTTCCCGTTACGTTATATGACAACATCGGGAATTTATCAATGTAAATATAAATGTTATCAAAATGATGACCGATCATTGATAAGAAAATCAAAAAGTCATCGTTATGTGAATCTGATAACAAATAAGATGGTAAATTATTTATTAAACTGTCACGGTTATTTCTATCATATTCATCAGCCGCATCTTCATATGATTGTGGAAATCTATTTATATTGTTATATAAACTGTTAATCCACAAATAATATTCATACCCGTCAAAAGACAATTTAATATCATTAATCTCCCGATTTAATGTTTCAATTTTTTGTACAGTGTACTGATCCGAATAAGGTGCAGCATTTAAAGATGATATTGAAGCAAGTTTATTATTAATCGACGTTAACTTATTTTTATATATTATGATACGAGTTTTTGCAGATGAATACACTACAAAGTTTTCAAAGTTAGTATAATCTACATCAATTGTCGAAAATCTTTGTTTTAAAATTAAATCAATATCCTCTGACTTTGATATATCTGACTCCGAGTAATTTACAGACAATGATGTCTTTTTATCATTGACCTTCAAATTAACATTTGCAGGTTTGATAGTAAAGGTGTTGTATTTTGACGTTGTTGTTAAAACAACATTTTGTACGATTGGAGCCAACGATGTATTAGTAATCCAAAATGTACTGTTAATTCCTATCGTATTTGGCAACTGTTCTTGTAACTTTAACACCAATGTTCCGTCTGAAAATACTTTAAATGACAAAATCTTAATCGTTAAATTTTGTCCAAAGTTAATTGAATTTTTTAACGGACCAATATACTTCTTATCATACTCAATCTTAATATCAGCCAAATACTGTTGAATCTGTTGATTGAAAACTGCGTACAAATATGAATAACATGTTAATGTATCATTGTTATCAATATCATGTATGTTCTTCAGTCGTATCTTAATTGTTTCAGATACAATGGTATCTAAAATACGTGAATATTGATCATATGAATAACATTCAGCATAATTTTCATAGAGAAATGTTTTGATATAATCGGCAATACCAATAAATTTAATATCTTTTGATATACTGTTAGTTGCATTTGATGGAATAATGAAACCGTTATAAATCTCATTCATCAACTTGTATAACCCTTCACCACCAACTACAGAATATGCTTTATCAAATGTACTTAAGATATCATCAGGAGTTACATTTACAAAGTTAAGCAAATATGTTTGTTTAAGATAATATTCAAAATATGGAATAATATCTCTTGCTTCAATCTTACCGCTTACATAACAATCATATTCACTTTTAAAATCGATCTTATCTTGATCATTGAAATTTTCTTTTTCAAGAATCAATGATGTTTTTATTTCTTTTCGTGACGGAGAAATCTGTTTAATAACCAAACATTGTTTGTCATATGTACCCACAATGTTTGACAAAAAGTTGTATACAACTCGATAACTACCATTTTGAATTCCATATATTGCCAAATCCAAACGAGGATTCAATAAAATTTTTGCATTTTCATACAATGTAAACGTAGGAATAAATTCATTATACGTTACCGAAATTGTATTATTTTTAATATCCTGATATTCAACATTACGTGATTGATAAGTATCATCTTGGTATACAGGTTGCCACAAGTTAAGATTTTCTTGAGAATCAAATACTGACAATTCAATATAATCATCAATTTGTGATCCATAAAACCTTTCTGGTGACGGTGGAACCTTCTTCATCAAAGAAGAAATTTCAGCAGGAAAATAAGATGAACTATTTACCTGATCTACATAATCAGTTGTAGTTGGAAAAGGATATGCCATATGACTATGAATATATATTACCGACTTAGATTGTTAATCTGTACATTTCCGGACGCCCCATAAGATTTATTTAATCCTCCTCCGATATTTAGAGATCCATCACGATTATTACCACCAACTAATTGAGTTGTTGATGATTTTGAACACTTCAATTGAAATACTTCAATATTATATGTACCTTCGCCACTTCTTCCATCCGCAATATCAATTATTGCGGTATAGTTATTAGAAGAATTTGGTTGTTGGCTAATTTGTACAGATCCACGACCTGCCCACTTGATAGTCAAATTAGTATTATAGGATCCAATACCATTATTAGAAAATTCACTAACAGTACGTGGTAATGTACCATGATATTGTTCATTAGAATATGTTACATTAGTTCCACGTAATGTAATGCGTAACGTATGATCAACATTACCTGTAAACTTAAATACACTCTTCGGATTAATACAGTCTTCGGATGTATTTTGTATTGATTGGACTCCACCGGAACATTCATTATAGTCTTTCTGATTATAAGCATAACGACTCGTCCAAATAATACGACCGTCATATGAAATTAATGCGGCAACTGAATGTGGTCCTCCCCAGTTCTTATAAAACAATTCAACGGTCTTCCACCCTTCAGTTAACTGAATCGCTTTTGGATGATCGCCCTGATAGTTTTCCAACTGTGAGGCATATGGAGATTGAGCAGTAACACTTGTTAGATCAATATATTTTACACCATCGATTGCCATGTATCCGGAATTATCTACAGAGTACTTTAATGTATACGTTCCAGTCGTTGGAATATACACTTGATATGTTAGTGTATCAGACGATTCGACTTGGAAAGATTCCCCAACTTTTTCACTATACACACCATAACTATACATCATTGGACTCTTACCAACTCCGTATGATGGCCATACATTATCATACTTACCAAATGGATAGTATTTTTCAACGCATGAAACCAACGACGGAATAACTTTTTGAACAGCAAGTTGATGTACAGGAACAGACATGACCACAGTCACAGGTTTAACATCTTGTATTAAACTCACAGGAGCAACTGGTTTTAGTGGAGGAGGAGTTGGATCAAAAAACTCTGTAGGTGGTGAAAATTGAATATCAGACTGACGTTCACATTGTTGTGGCGATGGTATCAATCCTTTTTGAGCACCAGTTAGTTCTGTTGATGTCGTCTCTGTAGAAGTAGATGTTGTTGATGTAACGTTAACTGTACCAGAACCCAATCCGGTAGATGATGCGTCCGATTGTACTGCTGCTGCAGATTTTAATGGCAAGTATGGAAATACTGTATTGAAATCGGATGACAATTTTCCTTCACCCGCTTTAATACGAAGTCCAATAATAATATCTTTACTTGCAGAAATAAGAGCGTCTTTACCAGACGAATTGGCCATATTTGACAACTCAGATGTAAGACTATTGATTTGGGATTGAAGGGTTGTTTTTTCAGATTTCAAAGTAGATACGACGGCGTTTTCTTTAACGGGAATATCCTTGAACTCTTCAATATCAACCGTATAAATGTTTGATACCGAATTATTTTCATACACTTCACGTGTGAGTGTTACGGCCAAATACTTCTCAGTAGAATCAACTATAACTAAATTGCCGTATTCATCAAACTGGTTAGTATATGAACCATCACTTTTAAATGTACTTTGTATATCTGTAATCATCTTACTACTTTGAAATAAGTATTGTTATCAAACACTTCCACAGCGCCATTTACTTCGGTTTTAATCAAAATCTTAAAATATCTTTCCTGAGGCAATCCTGACATATCCAACATAAAGTAATTACCATTTGAATCACAACTCAACTTACTACCATCATCAAAGTCAATAATTACTTCTTCAGTTTCCGTGTCTTTGATTGAATAATAAGAATCGGTTGGTAAATATTTTGGAGTCAAATAAGATGTTTGTTGAGTAGATTTTGTAAAATTCTTCAATATAAAACGTTCTCTTGCAAATACGTTAATTCTAGCAACACTATCATTATTGTATTGTTTTTTAACATTTTTTAATACGACAGTTAATTGAACATCGTCTGAAATTGGACTCAAACTGCCAGTGTTATATGTACTATCATCATATACCACATCCAAATACGGAGTGTAAATTGTATTTGTTTCTTTACTGTAGAATCCAATATTGCCGTTTGATACATTTTGAGTATTTAACTCCTCAGATGTAAGCAAAATAAATCCTTCATTTGGTATACATCCACACATCCACGATTTAACAACCGGGGTTACCTCCATCTTAATATCAGATGCCTCATATGAAAAACTTTGAGACATGATTAAAGAACTACCTGTAACAAGAGTTGAACAGAAACTTGATGTTGGAACCGTTACTGTATTTGGAACTGAATAGTACCATGTACCACCTCCATTACGAAATGCATATGATTTATTCGACTCATTTGTCAAATAGTTGTACATATCGTTTGTTGGTTCAAATGGATACCAATTTGTTCCTTCAGAAAAATCTTTATACAACCAACTCGCTCCAATAGTGGAACCATCATCAGCATATCTTCCGGTTCCCATTTCCCAACTTTGACTAATTGGATATGAATAAATTGTATAATCCAATGGAAGTTCTTGTTGTTTTAAAACTTTCATGTTTAAAACAAACTTCGGATCAACAATGTCACCAGATGCTATAGAACTTGATATAGAAGATACATCAAATTTCAACAATGTTCTACTAAATTTTGAATTGGTGACAAATGAAAATCTAGGATTATAGTAACTATAACTTCCAGACATATCACCTTCTAGATTTCCAGAAACACCATATAAGCTTCCAGAAAACACTATGATGGTTCCATTGAAACTACCAGATACATCACCATTTACATTCGATCCGGATACACTTCCTGATAAATTAGTAACACTTCCACTAACGTGTGTTAACGATATCGTTTGTGACGTATATGTATTTCCGTTCAATACAGCGTTTGAAACATATCCGGAAATACTTCCAGTCACATTTCCTGTAAATAGTGACGAGCTAAAATCTGCACAAGATGATGTAGGATTTACTGTGCCTAATACAGATCCATATGAAATTGTTGTTGCGTCAGAATCGTCAGATATAATTACATTTGTTGTAGTTCCTGACAAATATCCCACTAACGATCCAGTGTAATTTACTATATTGTTTAAAATATAGTTCGTAGAATCTATAGTGCCGTATTGATATTTGACCACCGATTTGGCGGTAGATGCAATACAACTAACATTTAAAAGTTCATCTATACCAAAATTTCTATCAGAAAGATTGGTTAAATTTGTAATGTATGTGTCTTTTGATGGATATATGAAAATATGCATATTATACAGCCGTGGCTTTAATATCTACGTCTGGGTACTTCAACTCAAATACACATGGATCAAGCGACGGATAAATGATTTTGTTAACAATTGCAGCATCAATGTTATATTCAACATTCGAATAGTTTCCATTTTGTGATGTTAAATTATTTACTTTTAAATGTGCAACTGATTGTACACCCTCTACACGTGCAATTTCCAATTCCAATTGACTCAAGTTAATTGGTTGATTGAATCCCCACAAATCGATATTGAAAAAGTTCTTGATTGACTGTACACAGTTTGCAAGTACTTCTTTCTTGTTAAAATTATTATATGTTACGATCTTAAACTCTACGCCAATGTTGATGATATATCCATCAATCAAATTGATGCCGTCTGTCATCATACGATAACGACTCAAATACTGACGTAAATTATGTAACAAAGCAATGTTTGGTTTTGTAAGTTTTTTATCATTATCATAACTTAACAAATACATGTTTACAGCAAATGGATTTTGTAAATTTCCACTTATTTTTCTATTACTTAGTACCTGATCAGTTTGTGTAAGTTCACCTTCCACAACTGAATTTGCATTTAAATTGTTATCAGAAATTACCGTTGTTTTTGCAATCGATCCAAACTTCGCCGGCATTGCGTAACAACGAGCAATATAATCATCCGCAGTTACAACACGATTTTGAGCAGCAAAAAATGCTGTAGCGTTTTGTTTAATTTCATCTGTTGATTCTGGTCCATCACCCCCAACAGCAGGAGTATTGTTTTCAGCTGCTAGTGAATTTCTTACAACCTGAAATAAGTTCTGTTCAGCCGTGGATAAAATTGAAATGTCATTTTCATACTCGACACTAACAATTCGGTTAATATCATTGGTTTGACTGTTTGACTCAACACCACCACCTACCAAATATTTAATCGTAAACTGAGTTCCTTGTTTTGGATATACACCAAACGAATCCGAATTTACTATGTTAGATGGATCGATTGTTGCGTTTAAATTACCTAAATTAGATAAACTTACGCCTAAAATTTCAGCTGATGGTATAATAATTTCATCATTTACACTGTCATTGCCTGGTCCAAACTCAATGTGTGTCAAATTGTTTTGATCTATATTAGTTACAAATTTTCGTTGCGTTCTTAACAATTTAACAATATTCGGTACTGAAGACTGATAACGAATAAATCTATCATCATTTAGTGATGTATTTTCATACGATGTTAATACAATATCTTGAGCAAGAAAATCGACTTCGTACCATGGAATATTATCTTGATCACGGACATCTAGTATTTCTAATACGTTTGATTCATCCAAATATAATTTGTAATATGGTGTACTTTCATTTACAATAAAAGTCTTGGTTACAATCTGACCAGAGATTCCGTTGACGGTTTTCTTAATCAGAAAGAATTGTGGAATTCCAAAATCATCACGGGAACTCACTGTTATTTCTCTTGGTGAATTTGTCGTATCCATTGAGAAATCAATCACATCTGTAGTTACAAATCCCACTCCACTACTATTGATCAGCTGCATTCCAGCCTTAATGCGTAATGTATATTTTTCATCGGGAATATACTCACCGGACGAGTTTTTAACAGACGGTACTAACTGATATACATCAAAATTTGTTAAAGACGGTCTAGAAACTTTAGGTTTATACCCTAAAAATTTAGACAATGCTAATACGTTTTTACGTTCCTCGGTATAAGGAAACAAACTTTCTTTGAACTGTTGATCCAAATAAAATGACAAAACATCACCAACGTATGCTGCCATATCTATAAAAATAGTACCCGGCGATGAATCCGAAAAGTCTTGATAGTTTTTTGGAAAATAAGTTTTGGTATAATCAATCAGGTTTTTCTTGAACTGAGAAAAATCACGGTTCAAATAAGAAACGTCCTTATTTGTTAACGGTTTAAATGTTTTCTGTGTATTAGAGGCCATAATTAGTTATCTTCCAAAAACATTTCAATTTGTGTTGTATCGTTGTTCACTGAAATTGTAAGGTTAATGTGTAATCTATAAATATCAACGTCCTCTCTTTTTAAAACTTTAACATCAATATTATTGATTGTCACTACCGGTACCCAAAATGTTATATCAGAAGTGAGTGATTGTTTTACTCGTTGAGCCAACGTTGTATCATTGGGATCAAAAACAAAATTATTCAATGAGTGACCAAACGTGGGTTGCATACGACGTTCTCCTTTTTTGGTACTCAACAAATTACGAATATTTGTTTTCACCTGTTCTAACGTATATATGGTTTGATTAAAAAAACCACTATTACCGTTTTGAATGGGTAAAGTTAATCCTATTGGATACAATGTTGCCATATTACATCATTCCCACAAGATTTGATGAACCTCCACTACCACGTTTCTTATCCATAGCTTTCATCAACGCAGAATAGTCTTTTGTTAGTGCCTGGGCGACCGCTGGAGGAGCTTTATCAACATGATCCATGACTGATGATACATTATTCATTCCAGACGAAACTAGGTCACCTTCTCTTGGAAGACCACCTACCGTTTCATTTAGTGCTTTATTAAGAAGTTCATTATCTGTATATTTCTTGTATTCCTTCTTAACTGTAGGTTGTACTATAGGCTGTACCGTTGGTTTTTGAGTCACCGGTTTGTTAGGTACAAGTTGGTTTAATTTTGAGGAAAACATCTCAGTCATAATTTGAGGAATCGCTATACGAACCTCTTCTTGTACTATTTCACGTATGATTTGTTTTAATGTGTCTTTTGTCATAGTAATATTAAATATCAAAATATATGGTCTGAAATCCACTTATGTTTCAATTTGACTCTGATCAGAAACTTGTCTTGTTCGTCTATCAAAGTTATTGAATCCACCGGGAACGCCTTCACCCGTCTCAGTATTGATCGTTACTGGCGCTGCACCATCTGTTATTGTTCCGCCGTTTTGACCCGGAGCATATCCTCCACCCGTCAAAAACACCCTTCGACTTAACATAGTGGATAATCTATTTTGTATCTTCTCCAACTCAACCAACTGAACAGGCACTTGTGTGAATGGGGGTTCGGCACCACCTGCATCAGGATGTGAATGGTAATACCAATGAACGTGGGTTTTTAACCATTCACACATATCAAATAGTAAATCAACAGTTGTTTGACCCAACAAAGCAGGTTCGTTTGTTTCATCATATTGTCCCAAATAAATCGCAGGACTGTTTATTACAGCTTTAGTATTTGTAGTAATTACAACTTGTTCATGGGCATCTACTGTATATTCACTATCGGTTACAATGGCATATCTCTTTTTTGAAAAATGTAATGTTTCAGAAAATCTACTACTAAAAATAATACGATCTGTATTAATAATAATTTGGTCTTTATTAAGTATGGGATACTTGAACTTAGTTGAATTAGATGGAGCAAATGCATCAACTTCTTCTCCAGTATCATTTCCCGCAATTCCAAAAATCTTTTTGTAACATGTACTTACAAACTTTGATATAGTACATCCAGATGTAATGTGAATGGATGTACCATCGTTATTAATATCCTCTAATAAATATCCTCCAGTGTTTCTTTCAGGATGCGTTAAATCGGTTTCATCGATTGGATAGATTTTAGGAAGTCTTGGATGTAATTGTATTTCCGTTGTCTTTTTCAAAGGACGTTGACGGTTTCTCAATAAAACCATCGGATTGCCACCACCAACCTCATATTTGTTATTGAAAAAATTGTTGGTTTTTCTATTTCCAATATTATAATCAGAATACCCTTTTTCAAAATCATGCGTGGGATTCGAATCATATGCCTTATCATTAGAACGATTGTCATCGTAGGCAGAAAATCGAAGTGATTGTCCAAAACGACTCTCAATTACATGATCACCTTCAAATCTTTGTAAGGATCTAATATTTGGATTGTGTAAAAAATATCTTCCTAAAGATCCTTCAAACCCATATCCACCTTCTGCTCTTAACTTACTTAATGGCCCTTTATAATCAATAAACGGATCCGTGTCACTTTTATACTCTTCACGATTACCCATGTTTGCACCATAAGTTTGTTCAAACGCTACATCAGCGTTATTATTAACAAAATTCTTATAGTTAATTTTTCTAGTGTAGTATAAATTGTTGTTATACTTTATTATTCCAACAATTTCATTTACTAATGGATATTCAGAAATGTTGTTTTCAAGGGGCATTGCCCATGACAAACCTTCCTTAGGCAATGTGGTTTGTGAGTTAAGTAATCTAATTTTTGCTCTTCCAATCCACGTATAATCATAGTCATCAATGGTTGGCTTTTTACCAATGTAATTTTCAGGCCACTGATCTGGGTCCAGATAGTGTCCATTTTCTATTATTTCCGGGTGAGTTTTATCCAATATTATGTCGAGTACGACAGCTGGCTCATATTGAAAAGACGGTGAAATATCCGTCAATAAAAACTTTAAATCACGTTTTGTTGCCAAAAGATTTACGTCTTTTGACTGATCCATTGCTATAGGTGAATTTCCACTCATATTAAGACTTATTAATCTTTATCTCTCCGTTTGCTTTGCTTATCGATTCGATTTCACTCATAATTTGACGTTTTTCTTCGTCAGTTAAAAATCCATTCGTTTCACCATCAATTCCAATTGTTTGTCGGCTCATAATACGTTGAATAACCGATGCCAATTTAACTAACTGTTCATCATTTTTAACCTGAATATCAAAGTACTCTCTAATCAATGGTACGATCATTAAAGCGTCATTTGCAGTTTTAATCATCGATCTTAAATCGCTAATCAAAATATCAAGTTGATCACGATTGTTTTGGGAATTCTTAACAATATCCTTGCACAGATCAGAAAACTTCTTGTTTTTATATATCTCAATATCATTATCCATACTTGGTACTTATTATTATAAATAGAAAAACCACTCCTTTTAGAGTGGTTTTCATTATTTTATTTTATAACACTTTTATAGTATACCGTTCTTTACATATGACTTGGTGATATTATTCTGATAGTTTTTCATTCGATTAATAACCTTAGTTATCTGTTGTGTTTTACATGATGAAATCTCTCGTATATACAAATACAATGCTTTCTTATTAAACGCATCGATTCTATCACTGTTTCTAAACAACTCAATAACCGCATTTGCAATGTTAATATCACGTTGTTTAGTGAAAATTTTATTTACGTTATTTTCCCAATATGAAACCATCATGTTAATGAATTCACGATTTTCTTCTTCTTTATAATGTGGATCGTCTTGTTGTAGTTTATAAGTGTTTTCATTTGTATCATCACTTATTTCAACATGTTGATTAAAACGTTTATAATTGGTGTTGTTTTGAAAGATCAAATAGTTTTTAGCAATAATACTAAAATAACTAAAGGCTTTACCTTTACCACTTTCAAACTTATGTATATTGGCAACCAAATGAGCAATTGTCTCCTTTTGTACTTCAATTGGACCCGTTTCAAAATAACAAAACTTAAATGTATTAAATACGTTCTCAACTAACTTTTCAAACGCATATTTGATTTTACTATTATAAATTTCGTCACGTTCTGACTGCTCTTGCGATTGATTATATTGATTAATCGCTTCCTCAGTTTCAGATGTAAAATACATCTTATCCTTTGGCTTTCGTGTCCTTTTGGTTTTCTTTGAAGATTCGATTATTGGCGTTTCGGAAATTGTAACGATACGCAACTTATTTTTCTTAATCACTTTTTTATTAGATGTTTTTAGTTTCTTTGCAACTTTCTTTTTTTTCTTAGAAATAGAAGTAACAACTCCACGGTTAGATTTTTTGTTACTTTTTATTTTAGAATTTTTCTTCTTGGTTTTTGTTTTTAACATTGGAGTCGATCCTTTGATTGAGTTTTTGAATTATTGAATATAACTGTGAAAAGGTTGATCCCACATCATCGTCCTTTTCAAAAATATGTTTATCATCAACGATTTTTATTTCACGATAAACGTCATTTATATCATTTTTAAATTCTACTATCCAACCCTCATACACGTCAATTTTATATTGACAAGAATTAACAATATAACATAATATAATTGTTGTTGCACAAAACAATCCTGTCAATAAACTTAATATAATAATCATAAATCATTCATCGTCTTCTTGTTCATATTCACTACAATAATTTGTAAGATATATAAACGCTTCGTCTACTAAATCCCAATCTTTGTTAATTTTTGCTTCTCTTAACATCTGTACAATTTCACAAATTTCTTCTTGACTCATAAGTACTTAAAATATTTATTCACACTTGAACGAATAAAGTTAAATAGTACTAACAAATGTAAACATCAAAAAAATAAACTATCTATGTGAAAAATATCGTTTGAAGAAATCATCACCTTGATTTTTTACAATTTTTTTTGTTTCCTCTTCATCCAATTTTCCATCATGGTTTTCGTCGTATTTTTCAATAATTGTTTCTAAATTATTGACATTTTCTTCTTGATCTTTAATTTCATCTACAACATTTTCTTTTTGAGTTTCAACTACAACATCACTGGATGAAACCTTACTGTTATCATTTTCTGATTTATTCGGTTTATATATAGCATATTCTTTACTCATCGACATATTATAAGCTAATATTAAAGCAACGGCAAGTGGATCGAATACGAATATAAGTACTACAATAAACCATTTGACTACTGTATTCAAGTTCATATTCAATTCGTCAGCAACAAATTTAAATGTCTGAATATCTTTATTGGCAGATGTACTTAATTTAAGTTCTGAAATTTTCTTATCAATATTATCAATAGCCGAAGAATATGTTAAAGACTTTTCATTTTCTGCTTTGATATTTTTGTCAGTCTGATCAATTAACTCCATTGTTTGATCCTGTACCTGTCTAAATTGTATTGGATTTCTAGCTAATAAAGAATTAGTATTTATTTCACTAAGTCTTGATTCTTGTGTTTTTCTCAATGATAATAGTGATCCTACCCGTGATTTAACCTCTGTTATTTTTAACTGTTCTTGGGTTTTCTGTTCTTCTAACAATTTAATGGTATCCATCATCATACTGTATTTAATAGAAGACTGTTGATATGCACTAGTAAGATATCCAAAAATACCTAAAGATGTAATCAACATTAGAATAAATACCGCTCCACATAAATACGACTTCAATATCCACTTGGATTGATTCCAATATCTATATAAAAAAGATGTGGCTACTAATTTACCAAGTTCAAGTGATGATGCCATTACCATTGATGCAATCGAAGCACCTGAAAATAACAATCCTATTCCCCATATAGAGAAAAAAGCGGCACATCCAGCTATGAATAGTGCGGAAAACCCAAGTAACAAATTGAAATTGAATAAGTTTCTGTTCATGGCTATAAATATAGAATAAAATAAAAAACCCCCATCTATTGAGATGAGGGTTATATATTTACTTAACTGTAATCTTTTTTACGTCCGGTTTAACTGGTTTAACCTTAGGTAATGTAATAGTTAACATACCATTTTGAAATTCAGCCTCTACCTTTTCTTTGGATATATTGTCTCCCAAAGTAAAACTACGACGGAAACTTGAACGTTTCAACTCACGGCGTATATATGTACCAGTCTCACTTCGTTCCTTATCCGGAACTACTAATTTATTACCCACAATAGTCAAAACATTAGCCTCCAGTTCGACATTTACGTCAGTCTTATCAAGACCGGGAATTTCCGCTTCAATTACCACTCTGTCTGAAAAATCAATGACATTGACTTTTGGGTATGATCCTTTTTCAAAAAAATCTACACCGAAATCTTGCGTAAAACTAGGCACATTAGCGGCAAAGAACTCATCAAAGATCTTGTCAAATGGCGTTAAGAATTCATCACGATGAATCGCACGTAGTGGGTTTTTACTAAACTTATTTAGACTACTCATAATATATTTTCCTTTCGTTAATAGTCCTTTTGGACCTATTATCTCTTAATCTTTTGGACTTAAGAGTGTAAAACACTTTGTCTTACTAAGCAATATATATTGTATATTATCAAAAAAATCTAAATATATTTTATATGTCTATAACAGACTGTATGATGATGCGATCAAATAAATCATACACGTGTAACTTACAATAATATGATGTTTCTTCAATGGCATCAAAATTAATCGATATTGAAATGGGATCTATTTTGGTTAACAATGACAAAATAAACTTTTTGTCAATTGACTGTGATATCATCAATTTATCATCTTTGTTATACAAATCTAATTTAATAAAACTCACATTTTGATGATTTATTAATTTTGACGGAATTGATACTGTCTTTGTAAGTGTTTTGATACTAACAGAACTCGTTTTTCCACTCACGTAATTTTGATTATTAGGCGTTGGTGCAAATTTACCACTCAATGTATACAGTGATATCGTCTGATCTTTGAAGTTTATTCCAGCGTATCTTTCATAATCAGAAATACTTCTTTGAGTTCCCATTTGATATTTGGGAGAAATAATTATTGATTCGTCATTATCTATTCCAAACAAAACTCTATTTCTTTTGTGTGACGACGCATCACGTTCCCACCACGATTTATCTATCTTAATACTTTTATTTAAATCGTGATCATCCCAGTGTTTAATTCTAGCTTCTCTTGTATATTCGTGCCAAATAATAACCTTATGAGGATGATACAAATCATATCCATGCGTAAACGCTCTTACGGTTATACTAATTTCCTCACCATAAAAATAATATTCCGGATCATGTGACACTTCTTCACAAAACTTTCCATCTGTAAAAGCAAAATGGGCAGAATAAAATCTCGCGGGTATCGGAGATGTAAACTTTTCATAGTCTTGTATTTGGTTGGGTACAAATAGTACAGTGCCTTCGTCTGTAAATTCATAAAAATCCATACGCCAAGGAACCTTTTCATACGTTTCCTTGGGATTAAGTGGATTGAAAGAAGGAACGTATGAGGTAAGTATGGGCTTTTTACTTCCCATACTTACGCACTGACTATACATTTCTTTTAAAGACGTATCCCATCCATTTACAAATCTATGATGTGAATCGATCTGTAATGTGTATCTCTCGCCATTGTAATGACGTTGAATCAAATTTCTTGCCCAACAAGCACCCTTACTTTTTTGATACGGCACATCAATGATTTCAATGTTTGGATACGTATTAAAAATATCCAAATTTTCAAATTCATCGTGTTGCCAACAAATACAAACATGTAAATTGTCTGGATTTTCTGCCGTTTCAAACATGTCCAGAATAGTTGGAACTAATTCTGGATCTCTATATGATGCTATTTGTACAAAAATTGATTCCTCATTCATAACTTAGTTTTGCAACTTCCACATATCATATTCACACCTACATGATATATAGTCAGCAACATGTACAATCCTCGGCAAATTTGTCTTCAACTCATGATCTGGATTGTATGACATCAAATACGATTTATTAGCTTCATGATACAATCCATCTGATAGCTTAATCGCAAGTGTCTCCTTCCAAGTACACACAATTCCATACTGTTGAAGAATAAACAAAGCACGATCAGTAACATCCATATATTGCAATTCAGAGTTAAACTTATAAATTTCACCCTTATTCTTTCGGTGCCATTCACTTTCTTGAATAAGATAATATTCACCTTGTTGTTTATCGCCCAATTTTCCAAGATCGTGATGAATTGTAGCAAACGCAAGTTCCTCATCCTCGAAATCAATAGTTCCTCCACGTGCTTCATACAACTTCTTAACACCAAACGAAGTGGTCAAAACATTCATAATATGATCCATATATCCACCGGGATATGCATTATGATAATGTTCCTTGGCACTAGCAGGTGCCATAATAGCACGATAACCATACTCGTTTTCACTGTATAGATGTTTCAACTTATTCAGTCGATCACCAGTGAAGAAATTTTCGAGTTGTTTTAGAAATTTTTCGTAATTAGCAAAAAGCTCTTTTTCAGTATAAGATTTAGTCATGAACTACATCCTATACCAAAAAAGAGCATTCGTCAATTTTTTATTTTGATATTAAATTATAACGGAGGATTAACTTGAAACGTAGACGATCCGTTTGGTGTGGTTAATGTAATGGAATTGATTACATCAGATAAATTTTCTTTTGAAAAACCACATTGATTGAATCTATAAACCATAGCATTTCTACTTATTGAATTATATGAAACATTAGTTTGGCCATATGAAAATTCAGTACCATCAACATATATCCAATTGACATTGGGGTCAGGATGTACACGAACTGAAGTTATAGTGGGCGGTAACTTTGGATATTCTACAGTATATTCAATTTGACTAGTAAATGTTCCATCCGGTGTCACTACCTTGAAAACTCCGATGCCAGACGCATCTTCAGAAAGATGAAATCCACACTGTGATTCCGAATATACCATTACATTATTACACTGTATTGCGTTGAAGTATACTTGCGTTTCATCTTTTACAAATCCAGACCCAAATAAATAAACCCACTGATTTGAGGGTCCGATTGTTGGCGATATAGAATTAATGATAGGAGATGTCATATCTAATATAAATATAATAAAAAAACTTACACCGTTATTTTCTTAAGTTTTTTTATTATAAATTTAACCAAAGCACTTCGAACAATATCATCCTCATCAAACTTGAATGTTTGAATTCCATTTTCTTTACTTTCCACATCATCAAATCCATTCATCATTTTAATAAATCCGCTTTTACCATTAATATCACTTTGATCAGGATCTCCTAAAATAAAAACTTTACTAAACTCACCAGTACGTGTTATTAACGTAATAAGTTCTTTATAAGTCATATTCTGAGCTTCGTCAGCAACAATACATCTAGCATTCCAATTTAATCCTCTTAAAAATCCAATCGGAATACTTTCAAGACGTTCTTCCTTTTGAAGAGAATCAATAGTTGCTTTATTAGTTAATTCTGACAACTTTTCTAACAACGGTTGAATATATGGCGCCATCTTTTCATTTGCTTCTCCCGGCAAAAAACCAAGTTTACTATCTGAACTTTCTACAGCACTTCTCAAATATAACAAATCACTCACTCTTTTTTGATTCATTAAAGTTAATGCTGCTAAAATCGACATATATGTTTTTGAGGTACCAGCAGGTCCACTAACAAACATTATCTTTGTGGTTTTATCTAACGCAGTATCTAAAAACTGTTTTTGTTTAATTGTTAATTCACGTTGATATATGTCAATTTCATTCTTGATTTTATTTTTTTGTGGAACAACAGGACTCTTATCTACGCCAACTTTATTCTTGTTTTTTTTCATTCAGTTTTTTTGGTTTGTTAGTACTGTCTAGTAACAATTCGATTTGTTTTACTCTTTTACACAATTCGTATTTTTCTTCTTGTATGTAAAAATTATAAACGTTTTGTATGTTATCCAGAAAAGCCTCTCTGGAAATAGTAATTACAAAATCAGAATTTTTAAAATTGAAAACCTCTACCATTGGTAGATTTTTTTTGATAGCAAATTCAATAGAAGAAATAACCCGTTCCGTTAAATCGGTTTTATATAATTTAACATACGACTCCAATTCTTTGAAGTCAGACGGTAACACAAATGGCTTGTATTTTTCTTTTATTGCCATATAACACTTATAAATATCTTTACAAGTTAGATTAAGACAATAAAAAACGCCATCGTATGATGGCGTTTATAAATCGTAGTTTTTACTTAATTATTTACTTCTTTTTGCTATTGTTTTTCGTCTTCGTCTTCTTCTTCACACTAAGATCTAGATCAGTTTGTGCAGTATCAGATTGTACTGGAATTGAATTGTTAAATTTCATCATTCGAAACTTGGCAGTAGACTTCCAAGCATTTTTGGTTTTATTTGAGGCATACTCAAATGCATTTCCCTTTGAAAGCAATACATTGATTTCCGCCTCAGATTCAGCGTTCTTAATTTGTTCACGTAGTCCCATAAATTTTACCAAATACGATGCTTCTTGTCATCCTTTACTACAACTTCAACCACTGACCCGTCAGGCCAACGTTTGATAACCGAGGTCCAATGACTGAATTCCTCAGTTGCATCGGCGTGAGTATCATACTCTTGATCCGAAACACGTACACCGTTTCGAACAACTACATACTTTTTATTTTCCATATGTGTATCTAATTATTAATGTTTATATTTGCACTACGACTTACAAGATCATCATATCACAAAACTTCTCTACGTCAACGTTTTTTTTACTAACAGCTGTGATTTTCTCTGATTACGTTTGAAATTTATACGATCCGCCATCAGGGTGAATTGCTACGCTGTCATAATAAAAAGATTGCATTATTTCATATGTGGCATTATATACAGTGACACCACCATTTGGCCAACTTGGCTCTCCAGATACGTGAGTTTTATAAACGAAAATTTTGTAAAAATCCGGATAACTCGCAACTAATACTCTGGTACCCTTTATAGTAAATTGATCCACTTTATGGTCATTATCAACTTCCTGAAATGTCCAATGTTCTATATTTGATTTTTTACTTACAATCCGTTGTACACATTTGTAATATTTACTATACCCTACATCATTTAATGATTGGGACTTTTTTGATTTTTTAACTTTGTTTTCTTTTTTGTTTTTTGTTCTCATCTCATTCTTCCACATCATTATCATTCGATGATATAGGCACCCCACATACATCCTCTACAACCGCTTTGATTTCATTTTCCAATTCCTTAATACGCTCCTTGTATCCAGCTGCTACATCCTTAAAATCCTTCTTGGTATGTAGTAGTTTTTCAGTAAGTTCGTATACCTTCTTTTGTGCGTCTGGCTTTGATATTTTAATGTTACTCATAACAAAGATACATATGTATTATCATATGGAAGAAGTAAATTTTCACGATATAAATATTCATAACCATCGTATCACAATCTGGGCAGATCGATTCGTTGTACTACGTCATCCAGAAAAATGTGATTTGTACGAAGATGAATCATGTCGTGAACATATGATCAAATATCTGACCGACGAGGGTTATATTGATCCCGAAAAAAATAACTGTCTTGTTATTGACAGTTATATTGACTTTGATCCGCAATAAAAATCCCGAAACTAGTCGGGGTTATAAAACACAAATAAATATCAGATATAATGTTGTTTGTATGGATGTGCAACTTTATTTTTTAAATCTAAATCACTAAGATTGTTTATGTAATCACATGATCCACCATACTTGGACTGTCCATAAAAAGGAAGTTGTAATGACAATAAATAATCCTGATACCATACAAAGTTTTCTATATGCTTTTTGTAAATATAGTTTAAGATATGTGATCTCTCAATAAATTTGTCCCATTCATTATAAATAGTACGTACAAAATTCATATTGTATATATCTCCACCACCACCCATAATTTTATCATGTATCGGTTCTCTGTATACACCTTCATTTTTGTGAAATGAAATAACTTCGGGTATAATCAATGATTGTATTTGTTTATTTCCTCTAAAATAAAAAATCCATTGCAACGTTGGATCTTGATTAACAATACAATCATAATTCTCATATGGAATCGTAATGTTACCAGTAACTAAACAGTCCGGCTCAAGATTAATAAAATACTTCTCTTTAAGACGTAATGAAGATTGAAAAAATCTATGTAAAAATGTTATGGGAACATTAATATCAGTTGATGCTGGATATCCGATTTTTTCATGTGTGTCTATAAATTCACAGCCATATTGATTACATATATCTTGAATTCCATCCACCTGACCATCCGGTATTACAAGAATAGTAGAATCAGGATTGTGTTTTCGAAACGATTCAATCATCTTATATGATGATAGTTTTTGTTTCTCATAAACAATTGATATTGCAGCAATCCTTTCAGACATATAACTATTTTACAAAAGTGGAGCGGGTAGAGGGAATCGAACCCTCACATCGACCTTGGCAAGGTTGTAGGCTACCACTACATCATACCCGCGCTCTGGTTAACAATATATAGTATTTGTTTTACGATAAACTTTATTTTTTCTTAAAACTTACTTTTCTGCTTTTTACTAGTTTGTAAAATACAGCTAATGGAGTAATATTTAACTTATCAGCAATCAAAGCTGTTGGCGTACCAGCTCTATATAAATCTAACACCTCTTTAGTAGTTACGTGAGGTGGATCAATTTCATACTCAACTAACGCTTTTTCAATTACATTAGTTGTTGTTTTAAACAGTTTTGCCAGATCCGAAGCATTATAACCCTTTTTGAGATAATAAACCAATTCATCAGGTGTGAAATTGTTTACACCTCTATACTTTTCATTTAGGTTATTCTGTTTCATCTATAGTTAAAATTTGGTGGACCGTAAGAGAATCGAACTCTTCCCTAAAGCTTGCAAAGCTCCTGTGCTACCACTATCACTAACAGCCCATATCTACAAATACATAGTATAAATCAAATCAAATCAAAAAACAAAAATTGGATGACCGTGGGGTGCGAATATACGAGGATTTCACTATTGTTCCAACGTCTATCTAGCGTCAACTTCACCCTTCTTCTCCACAAACCGGAGATGTTTTATAATTCTATATCACTAACGATCAAAAGCAAAAATTTATCCCAGACACCTTGACGGTTTTATGGGCATATTTAACCCACAGATTATTAGCCGAACACAGCCGTTGGTTATTGTTTCGGACCTAGCCAAGTTCAAACCTCTACCATTGTCTGGTATAAAAACGGCGCAAACTATGGGAATCGAACCCATCACCGCTGATAACTTAGGTTCAATCCTAAGCCAACGTTCTCACCAGATTGCAGCTAGCATATAAAATGGTCGGGGTGACAGGACTTGCACCTGCAGCTTCCTGACTCCAGATCAGGCCGTCTCCTAATTGACAATACACCCCGAATAAATTGTTGTCGGTGTTTGATGAACGGATCTTTCGATCACTAGTTTTTACTCCTGTAACTGATGATCACTCATTACAATTTCTCTAAAATTACACCCTTAACCGACATATATAAAGTGGTTGCCCGAACTGGATTTGAACCAATACAAAGAGAGTCAAAGTCTCTTGTGCTACCATTACACCATCGGGCAATTAAAATTGGAGCGGGTAGCGGGAATCGAACCCGCATAGCCAGTTTGGAAGACTGGCACTCTACCGTTGAGCTATACCCGCGTTGTAAAACTGGTGGACCAGACAGGATTCGAACCTGCCACATTCTGCTTGCAAAGCAGACGCTCTACCAAATGAGCTACTGGCCCGTAAAGTGGCGGTTGGGGAAGGATTTGAACCTTCGGGGGCTTTTAAACCCCGGAGCTTTAGCAAAGCTCTGCATTAGACCACTCTGCCACCCAACCGTGAATTTTCAAAAAATGGCGGTAGAAGAGGGATTTGAACCCCCGGAGGCTTTGAGACCCCTTCGCTTTTCAAGAGCGATGCAATAAACCACTCTGCCATCCTACCGTTAAAGTTCTCTGTAATATTTTTCTCTTGGTCTTCCAACTTTATTTTTTGCTCTATATGTTGATGTCATTCCATGACAATTAAGACACAAAAGTTTCAAATTATCTATTTTGTTGTTTTTAAAATTACCATCTACATGTTCCAATTCTAACAATATTTGTTTGTTCATCCACATTGTGTTTTTACAACATTCACATTGATGTCCACGTTGTTCTATCAAATATTGTTTGATCCATTTAGCGGTTGAAGTCTTTCCTCTCATACCGTCATGTTCTCCATTCAACCATTTATCAACTTTAATTTTTCTTTGATGTACAGCATAACAAGTATTACTACAATACCCTTTACGCGCGTTACTTCGTTTAGTAATTCCACATACTTTACAAGTTTTGTATGAATAAGTGTTTGACATGGGTATATTTCTCTGTCAATAAATATCAGATCATTATACCTAACGTCAGACTTATTAATATTAATTACCTTGTTTAAATTGATTACCGTTTGAAGCCGCCTTCATAGATTTCTCTATGAGTCTAAGCGGAGTCTATCTCCTCGTCCACCGTATTGTGGTTACGTTCAAACTAGCAAATTTGGTGGGCGTAGTAGGACTTGAACCTACACGGATTTCTCCATGAGTTCCTAAGACTCACGTGTCTGCCATTTCACCATACGCCCGTTATAAACTTCTAAAAATTTATTTATTTCATCTTTAATATAAAGTTTACCAAGTTCATTGTTAATTGATTTCCAAGAAATCCTATAAACTTTCCATCCATTTTCTGTTAAAAACTTATCTTTTATTTCATCAGATTTTTTTCTGTTTTCATATTGATGTTGCTTTCCATCAATCTCTAATGCTATTTTTTTTTCTACAATAGCAAAATCTATAAAATACTTTCCAACGGGTTTATTATGTTGATATGAAATATTGTTATTAATTAATACACCCATAAAAAATTGTTCTGGATATGAAATTATATTTCTTGAATTCCAACCATTATGAGTTCCGTTTATAACTCGTTGTTTAGTTGAATCACTTAGTTTTTTACGATAATCAGGACATTTTTTTGTACACGATGTGGAACAATATTTTATTTTATTTTGTTTTGGATGGAACAATTCTCCACAAAATTTACATTCTTTTTTTAGAACAATATTTTGTTTTTTATCTATAATTGTTTGCTTACCAACATTTGATTCATAATATTTTCTAAGAGATTCACTAATTTGTTTTTTCCGTTCATCAGTGTATTCTTTTTTAAAGAAATTATTTGCACATTTATAAGAGCAACTTTTCTTTTCTCTAGGATGATTTTCTAATGTTTCAAATAATTTTTGACAATTAGGACATTTTTTATTTATTGTCTTATACTTTTTTTTTGGATGACTTTTTAAACCAAAATGATTTGTATTTAAATTCAAATCATAAATATATTTTTTTATTAAATTTCTTGATTTACCATTGTCACAAAAATTATATTTACGGCAAATGTCTCCGGTTCCATTGCTTTCATCTACAACTAACTTAAATCTATCAATATTACTACTTATTTCTTTTTCAATTTTATTCATATATTAATAAATAGTATTGAAATTTTTCAAAGTCAGACTTTTATGATTTAAACTAATTAAAAAGTGGTCGGAGTGATAGGACTTGCACCTACAGGTCTTTCGATCCAGTTCCCAAAACTGGCCCGCCCCTATTTACGGACTACACTCCGATTAAAATGGTAGGTGGTATAGGATTTAAACCTATGACATTTTGCGTGTAAAGCAAATGCTCTATCAACTGAGCTAACCACCCATTTAAAAATTGTTATATACTTTATGTCATTATCGCCAGATGGGTTCTGTATTTCAGCATAACACCCAGTGACCGATCAAGTGTTTAAGGGCACACCAGATAGAGTTTCAAGCCCATACCAACAATTACTCAATACCAAGAATATCCAAGTACCGAGTCTCCGGTTTAGGGAGAATACTATCGGCAACCGTTTGAATTGCTGTGTAGTAAGCGTACAACGGATAATTTTCAGTCATCATCTTGTTTCTAACATACTCGTATTGAGTATCTTTGTCAACGTTATTTTCCATATAAAATTTAGTATTAAAATTGGTACACGGTGAGGGATTTGAACCCCCGACAAACAGCGTGTAAGGCTGCTACTCTACCACTGAGCTAACCGTGCATCTCAACCGTTCATACATACTAACACTAAATCTCAAAATGTCAATGAACTTTATCAAACAAAAAACCGTTGGCCTTTTGGACCAACGGTTTGTTATTTAAGCAATTCTTACCGTTAGTCTAGTTTAGCTTGCGCTAGGGAGTAGTGATGGACTTGGTTGTCCATTGGCTACACTTGACTGTACGGATGAAATATTCATTCTGACAATACATATCATCAAATTTTACAAACGTACATTATTTTTGAACCAATAGTAAGTTTTTTCTAATCCGTCACGTAATGTTGTTGTTGGCTTCCATCCCATATTTTTGATACGAGAACTATCCATAACTTTTCGTGGAGTTCCATCTGGTTTTGATGTATCCCAAACAATTTCACCTTCATATCCTACAACATCACATACAATCTCAGATGCTTGTTTAATAGTAATGTCATCGCCATATCCGACGTTGATATGATTAGATTCGCTGTAGTTTTCCATCAAGAATACACATGCTTCGGCCAAATCATCGACATACAAAAACTCTCTTAGTGGACTACCGGTTCCCCAACAAACAACTTGTGGCTTATTGTAAATCTTTGCTTCATGAAACTTTCTAATTAACGCTGGTAATACATGTGAACTGTTAAGATCAAAATTGTCATTGTTACCGTACAAATTACATGGCATTGCACTAATAAAATCACATCCATATTGTTCACGATATGCTTGACATGTTTTTATTCCTGCAATTTTTGCAATTGCATACCATTGATTTGTAGTCTCTAATTGACCGGTCAATAGATATTCTTCTTTAATAGGTTGTTCTGCTAACTTGGGATAAATACAACTACTTCCTAAAAACAATAGTTTTTTAACACCATGTCTATACGAAGCATCAATGATATTATTTTGAATTTGAAGATTGTTGTATATAAATTCAGCTGGGTATGTACTATTTGCAACAATTCCACCAACATGTGCGGCAGCAATAATAACATACTCGGGTTTTGTTACGTCGAAAAAGGAATTAACTTCATGTTGATTAATTAAGTTCAAAAAGTTACTTCGAACCCCCGATATATTTGTGTATCCTTTTTTAATCAACGATCTCCATATTGCAGATCCCACCATTCCATTATGACCAGCTACATATATTTTGGAGTTTGTATTCATACAAAACTAACTATCAATAAAAAATATTAAAACGATATTTGAATTTAAAAACTATATAATACTACATGAACTATCACGAATATTATAAACAAAATCAAAATAATAATATAAAATCAAATATGTCACACGATGAATATTTTGAAAATTATCAAGGTTTGTCACACAGGTTTTCTACTTTCAAAAAAATGTTCAGATATCTTGATAATATCAGTTCTCCATTAATTGTTGAAACCGGCATCAGTCGAATGATAGACAATTATACAGGTGATGGTCATAGCACTTTATTGTTTGATGAATATCTACATTTTTTTAAAAAATCTGGAATGTTAATATCCATTGATATAGATCAAAATAAATGTGATTTTACTGCTCCATTATTGAGTAGTAAATCTACAATACTTTGTTCAGATAGTGTCATTGCATTAAATTCTATTTCCAATAATTCAAATTTGCCCTCAATCGATTTATTATATTTAGATTCATATGATGTGGATTGGAATAATCCACATCCAAGTGCATTACATCATTTTAAAGAACTGTTATCTATACAACCAAAACTAAAATCCGGTACTTTAATCGTAGTTGATGATCACGATCACGGAAGAGGAAAAGGAAAATATATTGCGGAGTATATGAATGACATCAATAAAACTCCGTATTTTGATGAATATCAAATTGGATGGATTTGGTAATTATCCATTCAACCGTGGCTTGTCACAACAATTGCTGCTAAGTTTTAAAATTTCATCAAGCGATTCTCTAACACGAATTGGTTCGTGTCGATTCTTAACAAAGATCAAACTATGAACCTTAGATGGTTCTATATTAACCACCATGTCCAAATTAATCAAATTTGGATTATACTCACGTTGCTTTGTATTACCATCGTGACTAGGATCAAGTACATTTAGTTTAATGAAGTGTGCCATATATTTGTGTCTATAAATAATTAACCGGCAATGACATTACATCATCGCCGGTTATTTGTCAATTTTTAACTTAAACTATTAGAAGCTCAACTTAAGTCCAGCACTATAAACAACATCGTTATCAAAACGAGTCAATGCGTAAACCTTAGGACCATTATCAAATACATTGTTATTATACAAACCAACTTCAGCATAAGGAGTAACTGTTCCCCAAGCAAAAGTAACCGGACGGGTCAAAGTTGCCTTAACGTTATATGCCTCATACGAGGTTGACTTGCCCCACTCGACGGATGGAGTAACAACAGTTCCCCAAAGCAACTTCTGGGCACGTTCGGCTCCAAAAAAGTATCCGTTCTGTTCCAACTCAACGTTGAAAGCACCACGAACATATGGAGTTACCCACTTGTTTGGTACAGACAACTTAACACCAAACTCAGTGGAGTTAACAATGCCAATTGATGATGTTTGATGACGTTGCACTGACGCATCGGCACGTGCGGTAAAATCCTTAATAGTATAAAGATTCTTTCCAGCACCAAACAACCAATGTGATTGGTCATTTGATCCATCCGCAACAAGAACTGTTCCAGCATATACATCAGCATACTTCAACGACTTAAACGCATTGAGTCCTGCATATCCAGAGTCCTTAGCAACAGATACACCGTTAACAATATAGTTATTGTTATATCCAGCGTCAACACCTACACTCGTAGTGTCAGCTCCATTAAGCGAAATGGCAGCAAAAAGAACTGCCAACAATGATACAATCTTCTTCATATTTTATTTTCTTTCGTTACTACATTTTTTATAACTACCTTAACACTCATTAAGTTTGTTATAGACTAATATGAACCAAAAGATTCACACTCAATCATGTATATGGACAATATACCGTCAAACAACATAATTGTCAACGACTTTTTCCACTGATACATATTATTAACTTTTTTCAAACCCCACGTTTTTTTAGACCACATATACGCACAAAAAAAGCCAAACAACTTAATGTTTGGCTTTTTAAATTGGTACCACCGGCCGGACTTGAACCGGCATGGCTTTATGGGCCGAGGGATTTTACCTACCACTATAGTGTTCACTACCAAAATTAAAAAATACCCTTATTCTCGCCATATAACAGCATTGAGAAGTTTGATACCCGTCTTGCGAACTAATTTTGTTTGTGGTCTGGACTATGCCTTTATCATATTTGTGTGTGATTACGATAGTTGAAACTATCCGTTCTACACAACTTTAGATAGGTGATTATAGTCTCTACACCTTCTGTATTTCTACAGCTTGGCTCGGCGTTGGGGACATATATTTACATATTGCAGATTCTTTTGAAATCTGTCATTGTTACCCGTTCACCGAATTTACACCATACTCATACAATGTTTCCATTGTATGGACCCGCATTGTCATTACAACATTGAGTCCCTTATGTCTGCCAATTTCATCACGGTGGCATTTTTTAAAATTTTTAAAGAACTATCACTTACTACTCTTTTATCTTACCACATCTTACTTACTTGTCAAACAAGTTTTTCAGAAAATGGTGGCTATGGCTGGACTTGAACCAGCACGCATTTCTGCACGGTTTTTTGAGAACCGGATGTCTGCCATTCCATCACATAGCCATAAATTTGGTGGTCCCAATGGGCTTCGAACCCATAACCTATCAGTTATAAACTGATTGCTCTGCTCTGTTGAGCTACAGGACCACTAAAGTTTTTTTAAAAAACATCAAATCTTATATACTAACTATACTGCCAACTTTTCAAAAGTCAAGTGAAATTTATTTGTTTTTAATTTTTCAATTTCTTCTTTTTTTATAATTATTAGTTTATGTGGAAATTGTTCCCACTTAGCTTTGTCTCTATCTCTTTCATATCCCTTAACTTCAATAAAGACATTATCATAATCTAACAATTTAAAGTCTGGAAAATATCTGTGGTAAGACCCATTCCAATAATATTGGAAATTTTCATCAATCTTATTTGTCCATCTTATATTGTTTTTGTTTAAAAAATCTATTACTAATAGTTCCCATTTACCAAGACAACTAGTTTCATTGCCTAGACTATCTATAGTCTTAATTGTTTTAACTCTACCACAAACATTTTTACTAGAATAAGAATCAGGATTGTCATTCACTGCTTTCTTCATTTTTAATGAATGTTCTAATCTTTTTTCTTTAGTCCAAACTTTTTTTTGTATTACCTTATGTTTTTCTATTAAACTTTTTAGTCCAGCCTCACTTAACTTAAAGTTTCTACCTCTATAAATTGCCGCACACTTGTTGCCACAAAAATGTACGCTTTTTCGTTTTCTTTTTTTAGAAAATAAAACTATTTGATTACATTCACAACATTTTAATGGATTTTTTTCATATTCTTCAATAGATAATTGAATTTTTGATTTTCCAGAGCATTGTAAATTACAATATTTTCTGTTTCTTACTCTAGCTCTAGAGTTATATTCTATTATAGAATTACAAACTTTACATTTATTTGGATTTAAATAGTATTCTTCTTTAGTCATATCTAATATATATTAGAGAGCCAATCAAGAATACATTTTATTTACACCAAAGTTAAAATTTCAAAAAACTAAAATTGTCGCCGGTCTTTTAATTGGCGCTTTAATCCTCTGGTGGGGAACCAACTCAAGTGTCCTATTAATCGGGTATTCTCCGGGCGTAAATGGTTGGAACGGTGGGTGCTGCCCCCACTTAAACTGGCTTATGAAACCTGTTTCTTTGCTGAAAGCGCTCCAATTAAAATGGTTGCTGAAGCGTAGGAATCGCACCTACTTAATGAATGGTTATGAGCCACCCCCAGATCTAACCTGCCGCCAGCTATTAAATTGTGTTGGTTTCGATAATACACGGAGGTTTATTTCAACGAACTAGCGTTTTTTATTGACTCACAATTATCATTTTTTTCTCAGGTTTGTACGATTTTCAGCGTTCCATCAATCTGATACTCTATTTTCCACCAACTAAAATTATCAAAAGAACCGTAAAAATTGTGTTGGGTGTATCTATTGAATACTCTATCCACCCAACAAACAGAGTATACCATTTGCTAACCCCGCAACCAAGAAGTTTTTTAAGAGAACTTCCATACTCTAAAAATGGTAGTCCATAAGAGAATCGAACTCTTGTCCCCGCCGTGAAAGGGCAGTGTCATAACCACTAGACTAATGGACCGTTAAAATTGGAGCAGGTCTGAGGAATCGCACCTCACCAACTCACTGGAATGTGAGCATGCTCTAGTTACATCTGACCCGCATTAAATACAAATAGGAAGGACTAATGATTACCTCCAAGTTTCACAATATGCTATGTTATTCATCCACAATCCATAAAGTTAATTACTCTCTATGTTAATAATTGATGGGATTGGTTTCCCACAACGACCTACGATATATCATATATATTTAGCTACGATGTCGTTACGCTTGGATTATAGGTTGTACGACCCACAATCCTCCATAGACTTACACTACATATTATTACTCCAACCAATAATGACTCTTCATCACCATTGTGCGTTACCCCTATAAGGAAGGTTGTTCCGCCACTATCTTAAATTGTTAAAGAACTAATATACTAACGAGTATACATAGAATGTTGAACTTGTCAACACAAAAAATCGATTGAAAAAGTTGATGGGATTCGAACCCACATAAGTTAACGTCTATTCGTAGTTATATCGTTAACTGGCAGATTTTCCCATGTCTACAACTTTGGGTACTGACCGCCCGCTATGCCATTCGCTACAACTTTTTCAATTTAAATTGGTGCGTCCGGTGGGATTCGAACCCACGACCAATGGCTTAAAAGGCCACTGCTCTTGCCGCTGAGCTACGAACGCGTTTGATCAAAGATCATCATGAGTGTTGTCTTCACACTTGGTATTCAGTCCACAAAATCTACAGATCATCCAAACGATGGACCAGTAAATTATCAGACCGATTGTTATTTGAAGTAAAACTTTCATTGTGGATATATCCTATACTCAAATATGGATTATGTCAACCACAATTTTCTCTTTTCCACGTAGGGTGGTGTTTGTTAATCCAGTCAATCAACGCCTGTTCAAATCCTATATCTTTCATGGCTTTTTCAGATTCTATCCACTTGTGTTTGAGAATTTCGTCACGAATTTTAAGATACTTCTTATAGGAATTAGAACTCATACAAACATAACTATTATTTCGTAACAAAACCGTCACAATTTTTAGTAAGATGTCAATTAATTTTGGAGCACGATCAAGGTTACGCTCCTTGCATATGTATTTTCATACAACGATGTTTTGCAGACATCTCAGTTCTCTAGCTCCGTCATCGTGCATTAATAAAATGGGGTGTACGGCGGGATTCGAACCCGTATCTGCCAGACTCACAATCTGGGGCATTAAACCAGTTATGCTACATACACCATTAAATTATTTTAAAGTTTCTTTGGTTATATCAGGATCAAAACTATAATTTTTATTTGTTATCGCTGATTTTAGTTGATTTGAACGAAACGCTACAATTTCAAAAATTTTATTGTCTCTATAAAGAACAATTCCATCGTGTCCTTGCATTTGTGCTTTCTTATATATTTGACCAGTTAAATTTCCTTTTTCTTCAAATGCTTTATCTACAACATTTACAGCTTTTTCACGATCAACTCCAAGTGCAACCAACGCGTCAACAGATGGATTGTTGTATTTTGAATCTTCGTGAACAATCAATGGATTTTTAATAGAAACATATAGTGGTATTACATTGTTACCTTCACCTCGACGATCTCCAAAAGCAGATTCATAAGAATACTCACTTGCTCGTTCTGGATCCGGTGTTAAATATATACCTTTTCCAAGAACACCTTCTGGTGATAATTTAAAAATTGAAAAGGCTTTATTGGTTCCGTGATACACTCGTAGTGGATTTCCCATATTATCTACAATTTTACTACCACTAAACCATTGTTCAAATTCCGTGCTTTTTATATTTTCTAAAATAATGTTTTTGATTATAGATACCAATTTAATCATATTACTATAAATATATCACATTCTCATGTTATTATGAAGAATTGGTACTGCCGGTAGGAGTCGAACCTACAACCTTCTGATTCGTAGTCAGATGCTCTAATCCATTTGAGCTACGGCAGCATTTAAATTCTAAAATTTTTACATTCTTCCAAAGTTTTTAAGATCACAATATTATTGTAAGTATTAAGTAATATATCAATTTTTGATTTTTGAACTTTATATGCTCCCGGATTTTTTGGATCTAAATATAGATTATGATCTACCAAATAAAAATCCGGAAAATAATTGTGTTCGAAACCATTGGAGTCTTTCCACTTTAATGGATCAGGTCTATTCCATTTAATATTTAAATCATCCAATCTTTTAGCTAATTCTAATTCCCAACTAGAATCAAGTGTTATTCCTTTATATTGTATAATACCTCTGCGTAATCTTCTATGTGTTGATTTTAAAGATCCTTTGCTCATATTCAGTTTACTTTGAACTGAATGTTTCTTTCCTTTTGCAGCAATATTTTCTCTACCTTTTAATTTACTTATTAAAGTAAATCCGTTTATTTTTGCTTTTGTGAATTGATTTGTCTTCCCACTTATTTTTTTTGACTCACACATTAAATGTGTTCTATTTGTTGATTTTAGTTTATCTATATACTCTTGTTTTTTTGGATTTTGATCACACCATCTTGTGTGCGCAGCTGCCCATCCTTTAGGTTTATCATTTAAATCAAAATAAAGCAAACACCATTTACATTTCATCATATCTAAATAAATATGTTGTATAGAGCAAATAGTTTCGTTTATTTTATAAATTTGGTGGATCAGGTGGGAGTCGAACCCACATTTGTCCAATTATGCACCTATCGCTTAGAAGGCGTGGCCAATACTGATCCATATTGAATTTGTTAGTAGTTATGTTCTCACCAGTGATCACTGAGTAAAGGGAATTGAACCCAACACTTACTAACAAAAATGGTTGTCTCTGACGGTAATGCTCCGTCGTCTCACAATTATCAGTTGTGGGCTTTACTTTTAAGCTAAGAGACAATTGAAATGCGACCATACGGGGTTATGCTCCCCGGACTTCCCTTAGACAGAGGGTTAGGTTACTATTACTTTATATGGCCAAAATTGGTGCAAGTGGTGGGTAACGCTCCCACACGAATAGTCCGGTTAAGAGCCGGTTGCCCGTTCTTTGATAGCTTCACTTGCATTAAAAAATATTCTGAACAAATCAACTTTATATGAGTGGTAGCTGCACCCACTCTCCGTATTCCCAAATTAACCGTCTGGCCACATTCAAGGGCTTTCACTTGGATAGTTGATACCGGAGTATAGCGTTGCCTTCGCCTAGTTCAGAAAAAATGGTGGCTCAGGTCAGACTTGAACTGACAACACGAAGTTCTTCAGACTTCTGCTCTACATTGGAGCTACTGAGCCATTAAAGTAATTGACAAGTCAAAGGAATCGAACCTTTTCGGAACAGAGTCGCCTGCTCCTTTACCACGCCCTGCGCACTAGCACCTGTCAAAATCAAATAATATTTTACCCTATATGCCATTCATCGCCTAATTCATGATTCCAAAGTTCAGTGGGATCTAATTTCTTCACAATTTTTAATGAAGAGGAGTCTAATAATGGTTCATCATCCGCGCCATAATATTTAGTCGGTACAGCTTTTATAAGGTAAATTGGCCGTCCTCTACCAACTTGAAAATCTCCAGCTAAAGAAATTAATGTATCAATTCCTTCATCAGAATTTACCACAATAAACCACTTGTTTTTACTAGGAATCCATTTTACTTCATAAACACTAACTCCCTTTTCTTTTTCAGTCTTGAACCAATTGGTTGATAATCCTCCAGACGGAATATCACCAAAACGGACATAATATTTCTCCGCAGAGTTTTCAGTCAACAAATCTTTTAACTTAATCATATACCATATAAATAGTTATTAATCCTCCAACGGAGGCGTATGTTATAGCTTCATTAATTCATCAGTCTCGACGACGTACATTTAGTAAGTATTTGTGCTACTCTAAAAGCTTACCCTCACACAATTTACCGATAACTACTCTGGCACTCCAGCTAAGAAGTGCCGTAAATTTGGTGGGGTATGTAGGTAATGCTCCTACCCAGCCCGAAGGCAACGGTTTTACAGACCGTTCTGCGTCTTTATCAGTATAATACCCCGAAAAATTATATAATGTATAATGAACAATGAAATTATTTAAATTTCTTAAGGCACTTTATGTTCATACTATTGCAATTTGATCAACTGCCTAACCCTTAATCAGCATATATCATACATCATATAAAACTATTGAAAATTTAACGTCATATGTTTGTTTCACCATATGACGGTGACTGAGGTTCTTCTTTCACCGTTACGTTCTAGTTATCCTCACCTATGCACAGGTAGAACGGCATTAGTCACTTCAGAAGATGGCTATTCGATGTTGGGTTACGGGATGACTTACACAATCTAATTATAACCTACAGTCAGATATCGTGTTGTAGATCAACCCACTCACTCTCCACGACCACATCACTTGCAATTGATATGTCTTTCTTCAGCATCGTGAGTCTGCTGACACCGAATAAAATTGGCTCCCCCAGAAGGACTCGCACCTTCACAAGTTGGTTAACAGCCAACCGTGCTACTTTGACACTACAGGGGAATTAAATATAATTCTTTAACAATGGTTGCATCTTATCCAAAAACATTTTTGGAGTAATGCTTTTGCTACATTCAAACATACGATTTGTTCCAGAATGTTCTGGACAAAAATTCCATGTACCAAGTTCTTCTCGATTTATTTCTCTACGATTAAGACAACCATGACACACAGATTCATTATTTACAGTAATCATATTGCCTTGAAATTCAAACCAATCTTCAGTTGCACTCTTCATGATTACCACCGGTTTTCCAACAGCATGTGCTACCCACGATAAACCACTACTCAACCCAATATGAAATTCAGCATGCTCTATATAATTAATTGCATCTTTTAATTCAACTCCGGTTCTATTAATAGCTTTTCTAGGCGTTTCATTAAACGTTTTTCCGTTACCAAAATTTGAAAACTTGTCAATACAAACCACACTCAATTTATACTTGGTGTTCAGTTCTTTAATCAAAATATCCCATCCATCTTTATAGTTCCAATAACGATTTTGTAACGAAGATTGCATTGATAATGTTACATACTTCTGCTTAATGTTACGTGGTTTATTAATCACATCAAATTTAGGATCAAGTATCACGTTAGGTAATCCTAAGCGGTCAGCCGCCGATTTTTGCATCGGTACATCATGATTAAATTTAATTACTATTATTTTATCAAATGTATCAGGGTCACCAAACTTAATTAAAGGATACGTGTTAACCACCAACTCCTTTATCATAGAAAATCTTGTTTTAAACCAAACTTCATTGTTGGTTGTTTGACGATACATTTCTACATAAGGTAGAATACAAATAGTATCTCCAAGTCCGCAATTCGGATAATCAATATCAATTTTTACAATCATAACTTTGTTATATATAAAAAAATATTCGGTTATATATTTTTTAATACAAACGGATCAAGTTTTATTTATATATAAAATGTTTACTGGATTTCACAATTGTTCCACTTACTAATCACAGTCTCGTCAGACTATAATTTTCAATGTCTATCAGTGTCAATACATTAGTTACTACTTCAACAGTTGATTCAGATTCGAACTGAATGACTCCCGCTTATTCGTGCGGTTGCTTTACCAGTTAAGCTACGGTCGTTGCCTTCATCTAATGTATTTGGAAATTGGCATGGACGGTGGGTAACGCTCCCACATTGGGCAGTTTTGGAGACTGCTGCATTTCTTGTCTGCCACGTCCATATTGTGAGAGTCTGATGGAACGCATCAACTTCGGTCATCTACCGATACTCTCGAAAATTAAAAACTTTTACCATCGTGATATCTTTGTTTTCTAGAAAACCTTCCTTTGCCTTTGTTTCTTCCTTTATATGTAGAAGTCAACGTATCACAATTGCTACATATAACTCGTAAATTGTCCAAGTTAAAATTATCACTATTTCCATCTACATGATCTAGTATCAAAAGAATAGGTTTATTTCCCCATTCAGTAAATGAACACATCTGACATTTGTGTCCTTGTTTTGATATTAAATATTCTTTATACGGTTTGTTTCGTTTAAATGGATAATTACCCGATTTAATCTGGTCCATTATTTTTGTATAAGTTAGTTTACTCTGACACGACTGTGAGCAGTATATAGATTTTATATTAGATTTGCCACAATTTTTGCAACACTTTACAATCTTGTTTTTTTTGTTCTTATTATTAAATGTCGCCGCACAAGATTGATTACAAAACAATTTGGAAGATATATCTTCGTATGGAATGATATTTCCACAACACTTGCAAAGTTTTGGATTAGAATGATACTTTTCTTTTTCTTTAGTATATTTACATTTCATCTGATGTGAGATTGCACAACTTAAACAACAAAAGAAATTTGTTCTACCAGATTTTATCTGTCTGTTGTATTCTCCCACATATTTTTCAAATTCATTATTACAGTTTACGCAATTTAATTTTATGTTATTCATACATCAATACATATTGTGGAGACGTATGAAGACTTGAAAAATATTTTTATAAATTGGAGCCTTTGGAGGGACTCGAACCCCCGGTGTTTATATTCTGCTTTACAAAAGCAGTGCTGTCGCCACTGAGCCACAAAGGCAAAACTTTTCACTTACTTCCAATGGATTTTTCACCTATCGTTGGTAGCCATACTATTCCTAGTACGACCGGCGTCTCCTATTCCTTGGCTCGCCTCTACGGATGTTTTGATAAGTTCAAAACTTCAAAAAACTCAAGGACAACCAAATGCCGTCCTTCATCATGAAAACACTCTAACACCACCTTGTCATTTCGTCAACAAAAAACCGTCACTTTTTTAGGGTGACGGTTGATATTGTTCACAAAGTTAAAAGATAAGTCAGAACACAATATCAGCCGTCAACACATTCACAATCTCTTGTAAATGTATTCCAGCGTTTAATATTG